GACGAGCCTGATCACCAGAACCCTGATTCTCAGTTAAGGTAACTGTAGCTGCACTACCTATACTTACCGTAGTAAATCCAGCAATAGCGTCATCTATGAGACTGATGACCCCATCATTAAGAACCTGACCCCAAGTATTAGGGTTATCTCCATCGCCCTGTTTAGTTAGACGAAGATTGGTTGTAAACGTGCTTGCCATTTATTTTTCTCCTTGGTTCTTCTTTCTTTGGTTTATTTGTAACACCACCCATTGATCCTCCAAAGTACATACAAGTTAATCCGTTTGCTGTATTTACTGTTATAGACCACCATCCACTATCAGCAAGGGATAATTTTAAAAAGCTAAAATTATTTAAAACACCCATAAATACGGTCTGTTCTTTTTCTTGTGCTTTATTAAAATCTTCAGTTTTCGCACAGAATCCTGTTACATTTAAGCTCATGGGAGCTAACTTTAGCTCAAAGTCTTTTTCTTTTTCTTGTGCATAAGCCCCGCCTGTTAGGAATGTAATACCTAGTACCAGGCAAAGAATGCGTATAAACATGTTATCTCCTTTTAGGTTGGTTTTGTAGGCCATACTACATTATCTAATGATGTATAGTTAGAAGGTATATCTCTTAATGCTTGTCTATAGTCTTTCCATTCATCACTTAAAGGAACATCTGATAAGGCCATCCAATCTGTTTCTATTAAAAGTTTTGTACGTTCATTTCGTAATTCTCTAAGTGGTAATTCCGTTTCAAGTTCCACAATCTTTGTTTGGATGTCGGCCCATGTAACACCAAAATCGGCAGGATCATTACTTTCTATTGCAACATCATTTTCATCTTTTCCAGTATATTTTATAAAAGACGATTCAAATTCTTCTTGGCTGGTCGGCTCACCAGTTAATCTATAATTCTCAATACCAAGTTCAGTTAAAGCAATACCTACACTCATGCTGCGATCTCCTTTAGTTCAAGGTACATTGGCGCTGTCCAACCCCAATCGCCATTATCAGTTGCACTATGACAAAAATATACTGTATTAGTCCCCTCACTTCGATTATAAAATCCAAATGTTAGTTCAGTAGTTGAACTAGGAGAATAATAAAAATGAATAACAGGAGACTGCATATCATTAGCGTCATAGCCATTAAGTGAACGCATTGAAGAAGAACTATTATTGATTCTAGATCCAGACGTTACACCGCCAGTTAAAACAGTTTTGTTTGTGCCGCCATCCGTACTTACCCAAGGGGTCAAAAAGAACAGTATATTAGCAGCACCAGATGGATTAATTGGAATTTGAAAATAGCCATGAATTTTTGAATCTGAGTGTTTGGGTGTGATTTGAACACGATAATCACTATGTGGTTCTGCCCAAGCGTTGACACTATTATTAGAGGATGTTGTATTAGGTCGAGCAATGACTGTCTGAACTGTTCCACTTGAAGATGTTACATTTCCTGTTACTTCTATACCGCCAGCAGTTGTGTCTAGTTTTGCTGACCCATTGTGATATAAACTAACAGCACCATCTTCTACTGCATTAATCATAACTTCGCTATTTGCAGCATTATTAACTCTAAAATTATTACTTAGTAAAACAAGTAGTCCCGTCCCACCATCTTTTATATAACTATTACTACCATCATGGTAAATTTCTAAGTCATCTCCTGTTCCAAGTAAAATTTTATCGCTATCTTGCATATCAAGATTGTCATTAAGGGTTAGAACACCCCCAACAGATACAGTACTTTGTAAATGGGTAGCACCTACTACAGTAGTTCCCCCTAATACATGTAATGATCCTGATACTGATACATTATTATCAAATGTTGCTTTACCTGTTGTAAATAAAGTTCCACCTACTGATGTATTACCTCCTATATCCATAGCACCTGATACAGAAACATCATCTTTAAATGTAGCTTTACCTGTTGCAAGGAATGTTCCACCTACTGAAGTATTGCCAGAAGCAGCGAAAGTACCATTAACTGAGACTCCACCACTTATAGTTTCCAAAGCTTTTGTATTATCGTAATTAAGTTGAGCCGAACCGTTTTCAGTAAATATTGCCATATTTTCATCAATGGCAGCATTAGTAATATTTACCGTACTTCCAGATAAATGAAGGCTTCCAGTTCCAGAATCCTGTATATAGGAGTGCGATCCTGTATGCCATAATTGAAGATCGTTACCAGTACCTAGTCGTATACGATCATCATCACCCAAATCAAGATTGTTATTAAGTGTCATAACACCATTAACAGAGACAGTACTTTGGAAATGAGCAGCCCCAGCTATTGTGGTAGTCCCTCCTATATGTACATTACCACTTACTGATACGTCATCCTCAAATTCTGCTTTACCTGTAGTTAAGAATGTACCACCTACTGAAGTATTGCCAGCTATATTAACAGCACCACTCACTGATACATCACCTTCAAAGATAGCAGTACCAGCTATTGTTACAGTACTACCTACATATAAAGTACCTCCAATGGTAGCATTATTAACTGATATATTACCTGAAATATCTGCACTAATTCCTGTAAGATTGGAACCATCACCATAATAAGCTGAAGCACATACTCTGGCATTTGCTGCTTGTACATTTGTACCTGCTATTGTAACAGTAGAAGCAAAGTTTGCAGCACCACCTACGCTTAATGTAGATGCTAAACTAACTGCACCTGCAATAGTTGTAGTTCCACCCACATTCAATCCGTTACCGACATATACATTACCACTTACTGATACGTCATCCTCAAATTCTGCTTTACCTGTGGTTAATAAATTACCTCCTATTGAAGCACTACCCATGATATGAGCAGCACCACTAACAGAAATCTCACTTTTAAATATACCACTACCAGCTATTGTAACTGTAGAATTAAGTTGTGTTGCTCCACCAACTATTAAAGCACCTGATACTGATACATCATCTTCAAACTCTGCTTTACCTGTAGTTAAGAATGTACCACCTACTGATGTATTTCCTGTTACATCTAGTGTACCACCTACTGTTACATTACTCTTTAAAGCTGCTGCACCTACTACTGTTACTGTAGATGCAAAGTTTGCTGCACCACCAACACTAAGAGTAGAGGCTAGACTTACTGCACCTGTAACACTAAGAGTACCTCCTACTGATACATTACCCCCTACAGCTAAGTTACCTGATACTGATACATCACCATCATGGGTTATACCACCTGTTACAAATAACGTACCACCTATTGATGTATTACCTGCTACGTCAAGCGTACCACCTACTGTTACATTACTTTTTAATGCTGCTGCTCCTACTATAGTTACAGTAGATGCAAAAGTAGCTGCACCTCCTATGGAAGCAGTGCTTTGTAAATGAGCAGCACCTACTACAGTTACAGTAGATTGAAAAGAAGCTGCTCCTACAAAATTAGAATTAGCACTCACAGATAAACTTGTTCCAACATGTAGAAAACCAGATACAGATATATTTGGTGCAGTACCTATTGAAGCTTTAACACCTGTTAAATTACTTCCATCTCCGTAAAAAGCTGATGCACAAACTTTTGCATTTTCAGCTTGAAGAGTAGCACCTGACAAAGCTAAAGTACCAGTTATATTAACATTACCACCTGCTGATATGTTACTAACAGATATATTACCAGAAATATTAGTTCCACTAATACCTGTAATATTAGAACCTTCTCCATAGTAAGAGCTTGCACATACTCTTGCATTAGCTGCTTGTACGTTTGTTCCTAATATTGTTACAGTATCACCAACGACAAGACCACCACTCACAGAAACCGCACCATCAAAAGTAGCTGCTCCTGTTGCCATAAATGTACCACCAATAGAAGCATTTCCTGCTACATCTAAAGCACCACTAACCGAAACATCATCTTCAAATTCTGCTTTACCAGTAAATGTAGATGCGCCAAGAGCTTTAAATGTTCCACTAACTGATACATTATTATCGAATGTGGCAGCACCTTCTACCGTTACAGTAGATTTAAAAGTGGCTGCACCAACAGCCGTTACTGTACTTTGAAACTGTGCAGCACCTGATACTGTAGCAGTTGATCCAAAGTGTGCTGCACCTCCTACTGTTACAGCAGACTTAAAGGTAGCTGCACCAGAAACAGTAGCTGTTCCACCTACATATAATGTTCCACCAATCGTTGCATTACTAACAGATATATTACCAGCAATAACAGCAGTAACACCTGAAATATTAGAACCATCTCCGTAAAAAGCCGAAGCACATACTTTGTCATCCACATGAAGATCTCCATCAAGAGATACATTACCACCAACACCCAATGCTCCTGTAATTTGTATGGCATTAGTTGCTACCTTCAGAGCAGACTTGCCTCCATCACCTGTCAGCACAGGCTTCAGAGAAGTATTTACACCCGTATTGGTCGTACCTTCAGCACTTGCAGAGGAGCTTACAAGTATAATCCGCTTATAGGTATTGGATATTAATTTGCTTGTTAAATCTGTCATATTGTATTCCACCAATTATCTGTTGAACCCCAGGCGGTTGTAGCTTCACTCCAGGTTAAACCTCTGCCGCCTGTATCTGGACGAGGATTTTTTATAGCTGGATTATCTCTAACATCTGGTATCTTATTCTGAGGATGGTTTTTTAAATCAAACTGTCCTTCAAAATCTTCTGGACATACCAGCATTCCATAACTATTTAATCTCATTACTCTGTGTGGATAGACAAATCCACAGGTATCACACATTGCCAGAGCATTTTTATTACTTGCCATTATATATTAATGTCCTCGTTCTGCTTTTCCCCAACCACGAAGAGCAGGACGTTTTTTGGGAGTTCCTGCTTGTCCACCAACAGATTTTAAATTTAGTATGTCTTTAAAACTGTATTCTTTTATATCTGTATCTGCGCTATAACGCCCTGTGCCTGTATCATAACCTTCCACATCATCAAACATACTTTCTTCTTTTTTCTTTCTCCTTGGACTCTTTATAGGTTGATCTACTTTTATTGGTTTTACAAACGTTGATCGTTGAGTTGCTGTAGGATCTCCGCTTGCTGCTGGATCTTTTGTCTTTTTTCTTTTACCTTTAGGATATTTTCCTGTTCCTATTCCTTCATCCGTATAAGGAATCTTTTTATCATCTTTAGTTCTACGTCTTAACAGTTCAGATCCTACTCCAATACCTACAGCAGTTGCAGGAACAATAGCTCTTTTTAATGGACTAGTTGGTTTAAGCTGCTGTCTTTCATTTCTTCTTAACCGTCTTACATTTTTATTTGGTCTTTGTCGTGCTGTTGTTCCTCCTCTTGTAGCAGCCGCCCTTGTACCAGCAGTACCACCACCTTTAGGTATGGGAGGTATAACTTTAGTTGCTTTAAGCTTGGCTGCTCTAGTTTTAGCACTTTTTGCAGCACCTAATGTTTTATATACTTTCTTTCCAACTTTAAAACCGCCTTTAACTTTGGTAATTCCGCTTGGAAGTCCTCCTATTATAGATCGTCCTAGTTGCCAGAGTTTTACTCCACCTTTAGCAGCAGGACCACCTGCCATACCCAAAGCACCCATTCTAGCATCCCATGCTTTAGATTTAAGTTGTTCTTTCGTTTCTGGTTTATATTCTTTAATAATAGTTTGTAATGTTTCACTAGGTTTGTTACCATACATTTTAGCTGTACGGATATCATTTTTAGCTCTACGAACAATTTCTTTTTGCTCTCTGGAACCTTGTCCAGCCCGACGAAATTTTTTAAGAAGTGCTTGGCTCATAATTTAATCCCTTATTTTATAATAATCGAAGTCTTGGAACAACTTTCATAACAGATCTTTCTCTATCCATCATCAAAGCTCTGGCTAATTTTTCTTCATAATTAGTTTTTAACATCTGTATTCTATTCATATCTACATTAGGTCTTTTCATAGACATTTGATATGCCAATCCACATGTCAAACATGGTAAGAAACTCTTGGTTATATCTGCATTCTGTCCTGAAGATTTATTAACATCTTGTAATTCACTTATAATTTCCATTTTTAAAACATCTGTTGAATTTTCAGGAATAGGCCATAAAGATAAAGTTGGATTATCTCTACCTTGTCTTATGGAATATTGGCTTGGTCTTCCTGTTTGTGTTTTATTAGGAATTAATAGATATTCTTCTGGAGAAATTCTTTGTAATTGTAAATCTGTACTATCTCTATTTAAAACAACTTCCAAAGTATCTATTGTTGATGAATCTAAACTATAAGCAGTAGTACTTGCAGCAACAGTAACAGAAGATACAGATGTAGACCAAAGAAGAATTCCCATATTCTGCCAATCTTTTAACATAATATTAATAGACCGACGAGCAGAAGCAGGTTCATGACCAAGAGTCTGTTCTCCCCCAATCATTTCCATTGCTTCTTGTATTACTTCATCTATATCCAGATTAAAGTTATATGTTCCAGAAACAGCCATTATTCTTCCTTACAATTACAATTCTCACAAGAGCAATCACATTGTTCTTTATCACAATGACAACCACATCCACAATTATTACATTCTTGATCTGACATTATCTTCCTACCTTTTTCATTGCTTCTCTATGAGCAGCCCTAAAAGTTTTTCCTTTTCGCATTGCTGATCTCATACTAGCCATATGTTTTTTTGTATGATGTTTAGCATGTTTCTTTAAAGCACTCTGTTGTTTTATTGTTAATTTTTTCATATTACTTTTTTTTCGCTTTGCTACCATGTGTATATCTATATTTTTCCACCAGATAATTTACCAAAGCATTCCAGTAATCTTCAAAAGCTTCATAGTCTTCTCTTTCTGGTTTTACTTGATCGTAATCTACCAAAGTATAATCATCATAACCTTCTTCTACAGACTTTTCATACTTTCTGAGAAATGCTGCACTCAATTTAAAGAACCTTTTAAAAGAGATTGTAAACCAGCATTTCTTTCTTTAGCTCTATTCATTTGCATTCTTTCTCTTTCAAGTGCTGATGGCATTGCTGACAGTTTTCTTTTATATATCTCATCAAGACTTTCTTTACGAATACCTTCTTTTGAAGCTAAATTTTCTATCATAGCATCCATATCTACCCCACCTTCAATATACGGTTGTGCTTGTTTATCTCTATCAGTAGCCATATATCTTGCTTCTTCTTCAAGTCCAGAAGGAAGTGTTTTCCAAAGTTCAGGATAAAGACGCATTATATCTAAACCACCTTGTCTTATTTCAGGATCACTTAATAAATCCAGGATACTTAATCCTGCCACAACAGGTCCACCAACACCAGTTGCAGCTAATAGACCACGTTTAGCCACACCACCAGCAGTATTTTTAGCCACATTTCTTATAAAAGCTTTTCCAATTCTTTTTAATTCCGCTTTACGTTTTGCCTCTTTAAGTTTTTTTCGTCCTTTGTCTGTAAATTTTCTACCTATATGTCTTGCACCCTTACCTCCCTGATAACCAAGGGTTGCCAAACCTCCCCCTTCTATCCATTTTAAAATCTCTTCGGATGTGTCTTCTCCTAGTTGTTCTTTTAATTCCCTGCCAAGAGGATTTTCCATTCCTATTGTATATCTTCCAATATCAGTGACATCTTGAGTAAGTCCAAGATCTGTTTTAAAAGGAGGAGCTAATTTAGCCATAATTAATCATAGAAAGAAGCTACGAGTGCCGAAC